CTGCTGTGCCGGGCACGGCGAAATATACTGCCGACGAGATCGCCATGCGCAAGGCTGCGGATCTGCCCGTGGACTGACCGTATCACACACACTACACAGAAAGGCAAGGTAAACCAATATGGCAAACAACATTGCACTGGCAAAAACCTTCGTCCCCATCCTGGACGAAATCTACAAGCTGGCGTCGCTGACCAGCAAGCTGGACGGCGCGGCGGAGCTGGCGCGGCAGGGCGCGAACGCCAACGAGCTGATCGTGCCGATGCTGAGCATGCAGGGGCTGGGCGACTACAGCCGCAACGACGGGTACGTCAAGGGCGACGTCACCATGACAAATGAGACCGTAAAATGCAACTACGACCGCGGCCGCAAGTTCTATGTGGACGCGCTGGACAATGAGGAGACCGCGAAGCTGGCCTTCAGCCGTCTGTCCGGCGAGTTCATCCGCACAAAGGTGGTGCCGGAACTGGACGCTTTCCGCTTCGCATCCTACGCGGGCAAGAGCGGTATTTCAAAAGCCACCGCAGCCGATCTGCCGGACGGCGCATCGGTGCTGGCGGCGCTGCGTGTGGCCATCACGAAGATGGACGAAGATGAGGTGCCCACGGAAAACCGCCACCTGTTCATCACGCCGACGCTGGACGGCATGATCGCAGACCTGGACACCACGAAGAGCCGTGAGATCCTGACGCGCTTTGCTACAAAGACGCTGGTGCCGCAGACCCGGTTCTACACGGCCATCGACCTGCTGGACGGCAAGACCGGCGGCGAAGAGGCGGGCGGCTTCAAAAAGGCCGACGGCGCGAAGAATATCAACTTCATGGTGATCCACCCCTCGGCACTGATCCAGTTCCAGAAACATATAGTGCCCAAAATCAAAGGGCCGGAGGACGACCTGGACGGCGATCGCCACATGTTCGGCTACCGCACCGTGGGCATCGCGGACGTGTACGCCAACAAGCTGGCGGGCATCTACATGCATAACGCGGCGGAAGCAGGAGGCTGAGAACGATGCGGACAGTTGGTTTGACCTTTCATGAGGATACACAGGCCGCCCCGGCTGTTGAGGCCGGGGCCTCCCTGCCGGAGGCCGGGACGGCCGCACCGGAAGCGGGAGCACAAAACCCCGCCCCTGCTCCGGCACCGGAAAAGGCGCTGGAGGACATGACGGTGACGGAGCTGCGCAGTTATGCGGCGGCGCACGGCATCGACGTAACGGGCGCGGCCAAGAAACAGGACCTGCTGCTGGCTGTGCAGACGGCGGTAGAGCCCTCTGCCGAGCCGACTGGGGCTGTACCCGGTGAGCAGCCGGAGACGGCTGCAGAGTAATACACGGGAGGGATACGCATGGTAGCGGACAAGGAGTTCTACTATTCCACATACCACGGAAAACTTTCGGAGGCGGACGTGGAGGGGTGCCTGGCCCGTGCGGAGTACATGCTGCACAGCCTGACGCTGGACCGCCTGCAGGACGGAGCCTGGGAACAGGACGAAACGCTGGCGAAATGCGTGCGCATGGCGCACTGCGCGCTGGCAGACGCCCAGCACGCCCAGGACACGGCCGTGCTGGCGGGCGGAAAAGTGACCAGCGAAAGCGTGGGAAAATGGAGCCGCAGCATCCAGCAGGATGACGAACGATCCGGCAGCTTCGAGCGCCGCTGCCTGCGTATCGCCGCCCAATATATCCCCATCCGCAGCGGGCTGCTGTACCGGGGGGTGAGCGGATGCTGACGCCGAATGCGAGCTGCACGCTGTACCTGCAGACCGGGCCGTACCGGTTCAGGCGCATCTTCTGCCCTGCTGTATTCTGGCAGGAGGACGCCGACGGCACATCCGTCATCATCTCGGAAGATCTTCCGGAGCAGTACAAGGGCGAAAAACGGGAGCATGATTTCATCGTCCGTGGCGAGCGTCTGGGCGAGGTAACGGACACGGAGAGTAAAAAAGCGCTGCTTGCGGACAAGCCCCTGACCATCAAAAACCTTGTGCACTGTGCATTCGGCGGCCTGCCTCATTGTGAGGTGACGACGGAATGAGCATGCTGGAGCTTGACGTCAAGCTGCCGGAACTGGACGGCCTCGTGAAAGACCTGGGGCTTGAAGAAGGCGGACGCGCCCAGCAGCATCTTGTGAAAAACGTTGCACGACGCATCACCAAGTATGTGCCCAAGCGCACATACAGCAGCATTGAGAACGCCATCGCCCAGGGCCAGGAGCCAGCCAACGGCCGCATCGTCATCCGCGGCCCACAGGTCAAGTATCTGTATTTCGGGAAAGTCATGGCCGGGCGCAAGCCGAAACACGTTACGAACAAAGACATCCGGTACACCACTACGTTTAACCGCCTTGCCGGTCCTTTCTGGCTTGAGCGCCTCATGGCTGCCGAAAAAGACCGGATCATTGAGGATGAACGCCGGAACATTTTAGGAGGCCCATAATGGCTATTTTAAACGATATCCGCGCCCTGTTCGCACAGTGCCCCGCGCTGAAAGATCTGGAGGCGCGCACCGACCAGCTGGAGACGGACGCCGAGGGGTACGGGATCTTCCCGGCCGGTTCTGCCATCATCGAACAGGATATGCGCGGAGCGGCCACCTGGCAATACAACTTTATCATTGCCGCTACCCGCATGACGGCTGATGACGTCATGCGGCTGGATAACTGCAACTTTACGGAGGAGTTACAGGACTGGGTCCAGCAGCAAAACCGCAAGGGCGTCCCTCTTTCCGGGGACGGCCTTTCTTTTGTCTCAATTTCCGCCTCAAACGGAGCCTTTACAGACTGGGACGAAAATTTCCAATATGGTGTCTACAAAATTCAGGGCACCCTGATCTATGAAAAGGAGTGACGAAGCATGCCTGGAACATATATTACCCCCATGACATGGAACCGCCGCTGGTGGATCGACCTCAGCGCAAACGATTCGCCCCAATGGGCGGAGGTTTCCGTCGGCATCACATCCCGCGGCAACAGCATCAACGAACAAAGCCAGGAATACTACGACATGGCGGGCCGGGGCGTGGCCGAAAGCGAGGTCACGGGCGTGAGCGTGTCCCGTACCTTCACCGGTTTCCGCAGGTTTGGCGACGCTGCGCAGGACGCCATCATGGACCGCCTGTACGACCTCGACAACCGGAAAGTCAAGTTCATTGAGTGCTACGACAATTTGGGCAGCGGCAAGCCCAACGGCCGTCAGGGAGAGGGCGTGCTGTCCATCACGGACGATGGGTCCGGCGACGCCCAAAACCGCGAAAACATCAGCTTCGGCCTCAAGATCCTGGGCACTCCCCAAAAGGGAACTGTCACCATCGGTGAGGACGGCACGCCCACGTTTTCGCCGCAGGCCGCAGAGGCAAAGGCGGCGTCGAAATGAGCGCGGGGTTTGAGTTTGCCAAAAAGCACGAGATCACCATTTGCGGCCGTGCATACCCGTGCGATATCTCGGACAAACGGATGCTGGAGGGCGTCACGCGGGATTTTCCCCGCGTGCTTCAGGCTGCGCAGGCATTCTGCGCGATGGATGCCAAGCTGAAGCCGGGCGGACAGGACGGACGGAGCGCGGACACCATGGCACAGGAGGCGCTGAAAAAATTTTCGCACGCCGTGTCCATGTGCCGGACCTTCATCGAAGGCACGCTGGGCGTTGAAGAATACCGGGAGATCTTCGGCGGCCGCCCGGAGAACATCAACGAACACATCAGCCTGTGCGCGTACATTTACGGCGAGGTCATGGGAGGACGCCGGGAGGTCGTGGAGCAGTTCCTGATCCCGGAGCTGAAGGAGGCGGTTGCGAATGTATCCGGCAATTCTGGAGCTGCCGGACCAGATCCTGGGCCGAAAGGTGCCGACGGACTGGGCCTGGTGGATGAAGTATGTGGGAACGGTGCTGGCGTCTGACCTGACGCCGGAAGAACAGTTCGACGTTATCCTGCTCAATACATTCCGTGAAATACCGCAGAACGAAGCCGGGCACTTCCAGGGAGTGCTCGACTTCTATTTTTGCGGCGATCCGCCCCGCGGGGATGAACCGGCCCCGCCGGAACGGCTCCTGGACTGGAAAAAAGACGCGCTGCGCATCTGGGGGGATTTCCGCGTATACGCGGGCATCGACCTTTTCACAGCGCGTATGCACTGGTGGCAGTTCATGTCCATTTTCCGCAGCTTGCCGCCCGAGAGCCAGATCAAGAATGCGATCTATTACCGCAGCGTGGATATGCGCAGGATATCCGACCCCAAAGAGCGGGAGCGGTATGCGGACATCAAACGCGCTGTGGCGCTGGACCCGGTAGATTATGAGGCCGAATACGACGCGGCCATGGCAAGGAGGGATATGTGTGCCGACAGCAGCTTCGGATGATGGCGTCGTCCTCGGCCTGAAGTTTGACATCAGCCGTGTGAAGCAGACGCTGGATCAGGTCAAAAACATGGTGCAGGGCATGGCCGCGGATTCCGCGAAAGCCGTGGCCAAAACAGATGACGTACTGGAAAAAGCGCGGAAAAATGCTGAAAAGTGGAAGATCGAACCGACCACAAATGGCATCGAGGCGGCGCAGAAAGAACTGGATATCCTCAACGCCACGATCGTGAACCAGCAGAATGAGCTTTCCAACTGTGAGCGGGAACACGAGCGCCTGGCCGATAAATACGGCGAGACCAGCAGCCAGGCTCTGAAGCTGGAAAAACGCATGCTGAGCCTTCAGGCCTCGATCGAGAAAAACACAAAAAAATCCGATGATTTCGGTGCGGCTTTGGCGGACGCACAGGACGTTATGGACGCTGCATCCGGTTCCGCTGAAGACCTTGAGAAAAACGCCAAAGGCGCGGGCAAGGGCATGGAGGACGGCGGCAAGGGCGCAAAGACATTCGATGTAGCCCTTGGCACGCTGGCCGGCAATGCGCTGAGCGCGGTGATCAGCAAGTGCGGCGAACTGATGGAGCAGACCAAGGAGCTGCGGCGCGACCTTTCTTTCCTGGAGCAAAACGCCAGGGACGCGGGAATGGGCATGGAACAGCTGCACGACAAGGCTGGTGAGCTCTATGCCGTCACGGGCAACACCAATGAAGTAGTGGAGGCGCTTTCCAACATCCTTGCCACCGGCTTCAATGACGCGGACAAGGCATATGAGGCCGTTGACTTGCTGGCGGGCGCGGTCGTCAAGTTCCCGGAAACCATGAAAATTGAATCCCTTGCCGATTCCCTGCAGGAGACCATCGCCACTGGCGAGGCCACGGGCCAGTTTTCCGAGCTGCTGGGCCGCCTGGGTGTGGACGTGGAAAAATTCAACGAACGCCTGGGCCGGACACGATCCGAGGCCAGCCGCCAGAACCTTGCCCTGCAGACGCTGCGCAAGGAAGGGCTGGACGAACTATGGGAGAGCTACAAGGCCGGGAACTCCGATATGATCGAGGCCGAGAAGGCAAACTACAATCTGCAGCTCCGGTATGTGGAGCTGGCGAAAAGCATCGAGCCAATCGAGACGAAAATTAAGACGACGTTCGCTCAGGTGCTGCTGGACCACGAAGACCAGATACTGGCCATCGTGGACGCGGCAGGCGACATCATCGGCGTAGGCGCGGACGTCATCGGGTTCCTGTCGGAGCTGAATCCGGCAGTGGTGCTCGTCAGCGGCGGGCTTGCGCTGATCGCCGTAAAGGCGACGGGCACGGCCTTGGGATTGCGTATCGTGGCCACGGGCACTGCTTCTGCAACAAAAGCGCTTGCCGCTGCGGGGCCAACAGCGGCCGCGGCCGGTTCCCAGTTCGTTATGCTGGCAGCGGACCTGCTGATGGTGGGCGCTGCGGTGTTTTTGGTGACATCCGGCATCGCCATGCTGATCAGTGCGATCCGCGGCGTGCCCATGATCAACACCGGTACGATACAGGTGCCCAGCATGGGCGAGCTGCAGGCGCAGGTCGGCGGTGCGGGCTACGCCCGCGGCACGCGCTCTGCCACACCCGGCTGGCGCTGGGTTGGCGAAAACGGGCCGGAGCTGATGCGCTTTGCGGGCGGCGAGGCGGTCTATACCGCCGAACAGTCCCGCGCCTTAATATCCGCGCAGGGCGGCGGAACTACTTTCGTAGACAACAGCCAGAACATCTTCAAAGTGGATGACATCGAAACGTATGTGGCCATCAAACGCATGCTTGAAAACGAGAAAATGACCGTCCGCATGGGACTGGCACGGCGGTAGAAAGAAGGCGTTGATACATGGGACAGTATACCGTATACTGCAACGGTTCGCAAAATCTGAAGAATCTGTCCGGCGGTGTGGGTGAGCTGCGCATCGACAACCTGGGTGCAGACAAGGCGGACTGGGGCTGGCTGTTTTTTGATAAGTCTCCGGTGCCTTCCGGCGAGGTCCTTGATTCCGCATCCGTACTTGCGGTGTACTGCCATGCGCCATACCCCCTCAGCCTGATCCTTGGGCAAATTGCAGGCCCGAGCTGGAACGGCCCCGAATGGAAGATTACCTCCGGCGGGGTAAGGGGCGCTGGCAATCTCTCGTGCCAGATCGGCATTACGACCGAGAACCAGACAGGCGCTGCCCAATTTTGGGTGGACGGCTCGGACCATGTGCCCTATGCGACGATCCAGACCCATGCGGGCAAGATAACGCCATCCGGCTATTCCCCAGCCAACACGACGATCAAAAAAGGGTTTTACCACCGTTTTTCCTGGAATGTCACGGCGGAGAAACCTATCAACGGAACGCTCACCATAGCGTATTCGGACTTCAAGTATCGGGCAAAAGGCTCCGGCACATGGACTTCCGTCCGTGTGCCCGGCCCCAACACATACATCGACTTCGACACGGGGCTCGTTCCCAATGCTGCCGACCCCGGCATGGAATGGGAGGTCGTGGTCACGTCCAGTTCCGGCGCACAGGCGAGCGGCGGGTATGCCACGGTGCAGTTCCAAAGCACGGCTGTCCGGCTGACAGATCTGACTCCTTCCAGCCGGGCCACGACCTACAAGGGTTTTGCCGTCAATTTTTCATGGGGCATGAACTACACGAAGCCGGACGACCTGTCCGGCTCCATTCGGCAAGTATCGGCAAAGCTGCGCTGGCGGAAAAACGGTGCTCCGGCGTACACAGAATATGCCATCAACAATGCCACACAAGGCTATACGATTCCTGCGGGCGTGCTGCCCGCAGGGGATATTGATTGGCAGGTCGAGGTGACGGATACCAGCGGAGGAACCACTGCAAGCAGCTGGACCACTTTCAACAACAAAGAACTGCCTGTCGCGCCTGCGGACCTGTATCCGGCGGACGGCAGCCGCGTGCTGAAGCACCAGGTCAACCGCTTCGGCTGGTCTGTCACGGCAGAGGGAGCCGAGGATGCGCCCGGCGAGATCGTCCAGACTTCGGCCGTGCTGCGCTGGCGCACACAGGGGCAGCAGGACGTCAAGAGCGTCACCATCAGCGGTGCACAGACCTGGTACAACTTCCCGGCGAATACGTTCACCGCGGACGATATCGAGTGGCAGGTAGAGGTCACGACCAACACAGCCGCCACGGGCGTCAGCGAGTGGATACACGTCAACACGCAGGACGCGCTCTCCACGCCTGTATGTGTGTCTCCTGCGGGCGCTATCGTAGAGGATACGCAGGGCATCACTTTCGTGTGGCGGCATGTGATCTCCACCGGCACGACGCAAACGGCCTACGAGCTGCAGATCAGCTCCAACATGGGCGGACAGTACACCACACTCAGCACCGCAGAGACCGACGCCTCCAGCTTCGCAACACCCGCCGGACAGTTTGCACAGGGTACGCTCATGTGGCGTGTCCGCACCAAAAACGGCGATGGTGTGTGGGGTTCCTACAGCGCCGCAGCGACCATCATCATCCGCCGGGCTCCGGCCGTGCCGGTCATTGTATACACGGACACAAAACCGCGCCCCACCATCCGCTGGCAGTCTGCGGACCAGCAGGGCGTGCGCATCCAGATCGGGGACTATGATACAGGCTGGATGTATAGCACGGCCAAGGAGTTCCGCATGCCGTATTTCCTGCAGGATGGGACATATCCTGTGCAGCTTGCGATAAAGACAGTGTTCGGCGTGGAATCCGCTCCGGCCGTTGGCTCCATTACCGTTCTGAACGTTCCCGGACCAACTATTGAAGCCGCTTTCAATGCCCGTTTAAGCGCCATTGAAATATCCTGGGAAACGGACGCCGCATACGCCGAATACTTCATACTGCGTGACGGTGTCCCCATTGCGCGCTCGGCGGGCAGCGGGATCACAGACCGTCTGTGTGCCGGAAAGCATGTGTATACTGTGCGCGGCGTCACGCCGGAGGGATACTACGGCGACAGCGCGCCCGTCCACGCATTCCTGGCGATTGAAAACGCCGTGATCGGGTCCGTTGAGGATGGCGCGCCCTGGCTGAAGCTGCGGCTGCGGGCCGGTGAGAGGCCCGCACATGACGGAAGCTACAGCGCACAGGTGGACTATGTACACTACTACGGCCGCACAAAACCCGAGCCATATACTTGTGGCATGCAAGACGCCAGCCACGACTTCGCTTTCACGCTCCGGGACGCCGCACAGATGGACGTCCTGCGCGGCCTGCTGGGTTCTGCCGTAGTTTACAAAGACTGCTGGGGCGATGTTGTGATCGGGGTGCTTGGGAACATCCAAGCGGCCCATGGCCGCGCGCGGGATGTACAGTTCACCATCGTCGAGACGGATCACAGGCAGGAGATCAGCTATGAGTAATGTATCGGTGGAATACCTTGTGCTGCGGGATAACGTGGAGTATTCACGGCTTACCGCATTCAAAGGCGGCGGTGCGGCCATTTCGGTGACGGCGGACGCCGCCGTAAAATGGGCGCTCAGCGGGAAGTTTGCACAAAACCGTGCCGTCAACTACCTCACGGACGTGATCCAGCCGGTGCTCACCATCGACGGCGTGCGCCAGCCGCTCGGCAAGTATATCCCTACCGATGCATACACGGAACACGACGGCATGCGGCCAGTGGTGAGCCTTACAGCCTATGACCTGACCTATCTTGCCATGTCCTCGAAGATAGAGACGCGGCTGCATCTGGCAAAGGGTACGCTGTACACGGCAGCCATCCAGGCACTGCTGGTCGAATCCGGCATCACGGATTTTTTCGTGGAGGCAAACACCGCCACGCTGCAGGCGGACCGGGAGGACTGGGAGCCGGGCACAGACCGTCTCACGATCATCAACGCCCTGGCGGCGGAGATCAACTACAACAGCATCTGGATGGACGGCGGCGGCACAGTACACTGCAGTGCGTTCCGCATGCCGTCCGCGGATGCGATATCCGTGACGTACCGGGATGGAGAGTATTCCATCCAATACCCTGAGTGGACGCAGGCGGTGGATCTGTTCGACCATCCAAACGTCTTTATTGCGGAAGTGGATAACCCGGATCTGGGGACGTCCATGCGGGCCGTATCGGTCAACGACAGGCCGGACAGCGTTTTCTCCATCGTGAACCTGGGACGGCGGGTCGTGTCCTATGAGAAGCTGGACAACATTGCATCTCAGGCGGAGCTGCAGGCGTATGCGGACAACAAGCGGTTTAAAAGCCTGCAGTCCACGGAGACCCGTACGTTTTACACCGGCCCCAGCGGGCGGCACGCTGTTTTTGACCTGGTGGAGCTGGTGCGGGATGGCGAGAGCACGCTGTACGAAGAGACAGGCTGGCGTTTAGAGCTGGAACAGCCGTACAAAATGACCCATACGGGAAAGAGAGTGGTGTATCTATGATCCTGGAGACGTATCAGGAGCAGCAGGCCATCGTGCAGCCGGACCCGCCCGGCCAGTCCTTCGCCACGGTGGGTACTGTCTACGAGGATGGCATCGCGCTCATCTTCAACGGGGCGGAAGCAGAAAGCCTGAAGCATTACAAGTGCAACGCGGCTGTGCGGTTCACCGCCGGGCAGCGTGTGCGGATCATTGAGGACAGCGGCACCTATGTGGTGGAATACCCGGTGGGCGCGCCTGCACAGAGCATCTACGCGGACAGCGCCGCCCGTGCTGCCTATGCATCCGAGGCTGGACACGCAGAGACCGCGGGCAAGGCTGTGACGGCCACAAAGGCAGACACTGCCGCCAGCGCGGGCTCCGCGGATACCGCGAAAAGCGCTGAGACCGCTGAGACGGCGAAGACAGCAAAGAGTGCGGAAACTGCGGTTGAAGCGGAGACCGCAGCCATGGCTGAATCTGCTGCAAAAGCAGACTTTGCCACACGATCAGGCCAGGTGGACAATCTCGCCGGAAACTATGCGGATATTGTGTTCTCCTACAGCACCCAGGGGACTTTGCTTGTCCGGACTACAAAGGACAGCCGATGGACCAAGCTCACAGGCTCCGTTGTCTGATCAAATTGTTGGAGGTTCTTATGGCTATTTCAATTGGGTTCAAAGACAAATATGTGTACTTCGGGCCGGAGGCCGGCCTGCATACCCAGGGCGAAGCACGCGCGGAGGTCTACGACGTTACCGGCCCGCGCTATCACGACGGGCACGACCTGTCCGCGATGACCTGGTATGTGCGCGCTTCCCATCCGGACTACATGACGATCATTAACAAGCAGCTGAGGGTTTCCGTAGATCCCGACAATGAGGGACAGATTATTATTACCTGGCCTGTGGATGCGGATTTCACCGCGTATTCAGGACAGTTGGATGTGCAGTTTGTGGCCCGGTCCTCCACGGGTGAAGAGATCATCAAACTGCAGTCCAACGGTTTGCAGTTTGCCGCCAGCGTCGAGGGTACGGTGATCCCACCCAGGAACATGTTTGAGGCGGCAGTGGAACAGATCGGGCAGCTGGCGGATGAAGCTGCCAATGCGGCTGCACAAAGTAAGCTGGATGCAGGGCGGGCCGAAGATGCACAGGAGGCCGCTGCACAGAGCGCACAGCAGGCGCAGCAGGCACAGCAGGCGGTGGCTGGAGATGTGGAACAGGCTGCTGTACTGGTGGAGCAGATCGAGGGCGATGCCGAAGCGGCAGCTGCAAGTGCGGCGGCCGCAAAGACTTCCGAAACAAATGCTGCCGCCAGCAAAACTGCGGCCGCGAACAGCGCTTCCGCTGCCGCCACGTCGGAAACGAACGCGGCCTCCAGCGAGTCCGCTGCTGCGGCCAGCGCCTCTGCGGCAAAGACCTCCGAGACCAACGCTGCCGCCAGCAAGACCGCTGCGGCGAACAGCGCTTCAGCGGCGAAAACCTCCGAGACCAATGCCGCCGCCAGCAAAACCGCCGCTGAGGGCAGCGCTTCGTCTGCCGCACAGTCTGAAGCTGCTGCTGAAGCCGCCGCGCAGCGGGCGGAAGATGCAGCCGAAAAAATCGACATGTCTAATTATCTTCTGAAAACCGGGGACGGCAAGGATGTCACTGTCACCTTTTCCCCATCTTCTGATGCGGATTTTTCTGCGCCTGTCTCCGGCTCAAAGCTCTCTGCTGTTATGGTCATGCTGAGCAAATGGCGTAACTTCATTTCCCGTGCCCTCACTCCTACGGGGGCGATTCTCTCTTATGCCGGGAACTCCGCTCCCGTCGGCTTCCTTCTTTGTGATGGACGTGCTGTGTCCCGCACGACATATGCGGCACTTTTCGCAGTCATTGGGACTACTTTTGGTTCCGGCGACGGTTCCTCTACCTTCAATCTGCCAGACATGCGCGGCCGGGTCGCTGTGGGGGTAGATTCCGATGCTAATTTAGGTGTGAAGTCTGGTGCAAAAAACCACGCTCTCACGAATGCGGAATTGCCTGTATTGAGCGGGAGCATTGTTATGCACAGTTCAAACACGGGGACGAATATCCAGACGGTAAATGGAATATTCAAGCCAGCAATCACAAATAATGGGAAATATCGTGGCGGTGGCGATCTGGTAAGCGATGCCGGGGCTAGTTCTGTCGGCCATTTTTCATTAAATATAGGCGGAGGGCAGGCTATGTCACTGATGCAGCCATCGCTACACCTTCACTATATAGTTAAGGTATAGGCTTGGCTGACGATTTTCGTGAGCTGCACCGTTCCCCGAAGGACCTGTGGTAACGGCCCCGGCAGGCTCTTGGCGCGCTTGGAAGCTATTGCTGCCTTCTGGAGTACCCATTAAGTTTTTATAATCAATTAAAGTCGTGTGGTTGTGAGGCCCGTTTTGCGCGGCTGTCAGGCTGACTGTTTGAACACCCGCGATCGTGCCTAAATTAGCATCGGAATCTACCCCCACAGCGACCCGGCCGCGCATGTCTGGCA